AGACATGGTACGAAGAAGGGGCAGTCAGCGAAAAGCAAAAACGCGAGTTCGAGAACAAGGGCATGCTTTCTGCTATATGGTTGGCTGTTAACAGAGTGGATGGCATTAAGCGCGAATACGGCAAAGGCGTTCCGTCATCGCTGGAAAATGAATCTGGACGTATTAAGGGCGTAATGGAATCTATTATAGGCAGGTTTGATGTTACGCAAGGCAAAACGCCAAGCAGTGTTACAGCGTTTCGGGCATTAGATTTGTTGGCTTCCAGGGCTCAGGTACGGCTCAGGTCAAAAGAAATGGCTATTAACACCGGGTACGAAGACAGCGGAAATTATATTAACCGCATAGTGGCAGAAAACTATACCGAAAAACGCCGTTATCGCATCATGGGCAAGGACGACAAGGAACCTGTTTACGGCTTATTTGAGCCTGATAGGCTGCGTAAAGCGTATTTATTCCAGGAGGACGCAAGTATATCAATGGACGAATTAGAGTCTCTCACAGCCAATCAGGAGGGATTGCCGGAAGAGGAACAGCTTATTGAAGGCAGAGACTACGAACTGTACTCTCCTGAGTTTGATACCAGATGCAAAGTAACCAGTAAAATGCCTTCTGACCGTGTTTTTTACATGGAAATGGCAAAGGAATTGTTTTCAGGTGGTGCGATTGATATTGAGACATTCTTCTATGTCATTGAAAATGGCAAGTTCCCGCCCATTGAAAAAATACTGGAAAAACTGCAGCAAAATAATCAAGATCAAGAGCAGGAAATCATGCAGTTTGTCGAATGGGTAAAAACAAACAAGCCGGAAATTATGCAAAAACTTAGTCAAATACCGGAAGAGCAACGCATTCAGTACATGACTGACTTAATGCAAAAAATGATTGAATCGGGAGAGTACCAGCCAGGACAGCAAACGCCTGCTGCGGCAGGACAAATGCAAGAGCAACCGCAAAATGCTGATATACCAGTTGATATTATACCCGATCAAAATAATCCTGATGCAATACGCCAGCAATTGATTGACATTGCGGCGGCACAGGAAGCACAGCAATAACAAAAAAATAGTTCCCATAGGACCAGCACAACGGATGTCCTCATAAAAGCAAGGCTGGACTTTTTATTTTCTGCCCAAAAACGCATTACGGCAGGTTAATAAACTGTTGCGGAAATTTATAGCCGACGGGCTTAAAATGGGAGGATTTGAAATGGGTAAAACAGCTAATGAAGATATTGAAATCAAAATTGAAGGCCTGGAAGATGACGACCCCAACGATCAGGACATTGAAATCGGGGAAGAAGAAGAAATAAACGACGACGATCTGGACTTTGAAGAAGTATTAAAAGGCCTTAAGAATGGCAAAAAGAAAGATCCCAGCAAAAAAACCAAAGAAGGCAAAAAAGAAAATGCAGAAGAGGAAGAGGAAACAGAGGAAATAGAGGAAGAAGAACCGGAAGAAGATGAGGAAGACAAGGAAACAGACGATAAAAAGCTGTATTCCGAAAGCGAAATAGGCGAGCTTGTCAACCAGCGCGTTATCGCTGAAGTTAACCGCATCATTCCGGAACGCTTGAATAGGGATCGAAAAGCAAATTTTGCCAAAGTGCAACGGCTTGAAAAGCTAACCGGAATGCCAATTGATCAAGTTACGCAAACCATAATCGATAACATGGTAACAGCTAAAGCCGAAGAGTTAAGCTGCAGCGAGGAAGATGCCCGTAAAATTGTTGAAAAAGACATAAAACTGGCTGACATTCAACTGGAGCGCGAGCAGGAAAAAAGCCAAAAAAACGAAGAGTCAGAGGTTATGCAGCAAATGCAATACCTGCAAGACAAGGTTGCGTATATGCAAAAGCCTAAACTTGCAAAATTCCTTAAGCAATTTGAGAAGGAAATCGACGACTTTTCTCAAAACGGCAAAATTCTTGACTATGCCACAGCTATGAACCAGATTATAGGTCAAAAAATATTGTCTGGGGATCTTCTGGAAAAAATGCAAAGCGGAGCTCAGCAAAAAGTCCTGCGCGACAACGAAGTTAAGAAAAAGAAAACACCGCCGTCAACTGCTAGCGGAGGAAACACAGCAACCGTCACCATGACCAAGGCGGAACGAGATTTTATCGCCGCTATGGGCCTGGACGAAAAAGAGGTTGCCAAAGAAAAATTAGCACTTGAAAAAAATAAACAGCGTAAAGGCCGGTAAGTTTTTAACTTCCGGTTTATTAATTTGGAGGTGAATTAAACAATGGCACATACTGCAAGCAGAACCACTGTAGGGTTTGAACCTATTTATAGCAAAACCTTGAACGCTATTCCTAATGCGGTAGCGTATGAATTGACTCCGGCAGAGGCTTTTGTTCGGGGAGATATGGTAACTATTTCCGCCGGGAAATTGACCAAAGCTACTTCTGCGACTGTAGCCAACATTGTTGGTGTGATGGCTGAATCAATTACTGCCGCTCAGAATCCTTCCGGTACCATTACTTACGGGAAAGTATACGATCACCCGGATAATGTTTACCGCTGCACGTTTTCGGATCAGCTTGATTCAACGGCAACCGGCGGCACAACCGGAACGCTTGTTGATACCGCATTGTCCACCAGTTCCAATGACGTTTGGAATGGAGCGTATCTGTATATCTATGCAGGAACCAATGCCGGAGCAATAAGAACCGTATCGGATTACGTAGGATCGTCCGACACACTGTATGTTGACGAACTGTTCCCGGCTGCCTGCGATACAACCACCAAGTACATTATGCTTGGACTGGCTGCAGAGGCAAACGACATTATTAATGTTGGACTGGGAGGCATTCAGTTAAAAGATGCCAACACCATTGATGCCAACGCCGCGAGACTTAGTTCTGCGGTCAAAGTTGGCCCGCTGGTATGCTTGGCAATCAACGGACCCGAACTAATGATGGATGTTATGATCCGTAAAACTTGCCACATCTTCGGATAAGGCAAAGCAACAACTGCACAACAACTTTTGAGACAGGTATAAGCCTGTCTTTTTATTTTATGGAGGTGACTTGAAAGATGATGATTTCTGAAAATTGGGATGAGCTTATGCTTCCTACTCTGCGCACAATCTACAATAAGCATTTGAAAAAGAAAAAAGATTATGTCAATGAATTGTTTACTGTTGAAAAGTCAACCAAGCAGGCTGAGTATAACCTTGGAACTGGTTCATTGGGCATGATGGACGAATGGGGCGCGTCCGGCAACCAAGTAAGCTATGAGGACGTAAACAAAGGTTACAAGGCCACATACATGCACCGTAAGTATTCCAAAGGCCTGTATATCGAACGTGAATTAGTTGAAGACGACCAGTATGGGGAAATAAAGAAGAAAACAAACTTGCTTTCCCAGACGGTTTATTACACCAAACAGACACAGGGCGCATCTGTGTTTAACAATGCGTTTAATTCAACTTACAAAGGCCCCGACTTGGTTGCTCTTTGTTCTGCATCTCATCCAAACAGTCCTGATGATTCAACGACTCAAAGTAACGCCGGAACAGCAGCATTATCGGCAACTTCCTTGGAAGCGGCCAGGACTGCTATGAAGGGCTGGGAAGACGATAAAGGAAATTTGTTGGCAATTGAGCCCAATATGTTGATTGTTCCTCCGGCATTACGTAAAGCCGCATTAGTTATTGCCGATTCAACTGGCGAACCGGATGTAAGCGACAATAACATCAATGTTTGGAAAGGATCTGTTGATGTTGTCGAATTTGACTTTTTGACAAGCACTACCGCCTGGTTCTTGGTCGATAAATCAAGAATGCAGGCGTTTTTACGCTGGTTTAATCGCCGCGTTCCGATGCTTGAAATGGACAGAGAGAACTTTAATTCCGAGGTAGGTGCTTATAAGGTTGTTGGTCGTTGGTCGTATGGCTGGGATGATTGGTCATTCTGCTACGGATCAACTGGAACTGCTTAATTAAAAATGCTGAGGCGGCTTGAAATATAGCCACCTTGATTATCTGAATATTTGGCTATGAGGGTAAAACCCTGCCATAACGAAAGGATGGAATAGCAATGGCAAGAAACAGACATTTTGGAAGTGGTTATTCTCATTTTGGAGAAGACACTTACGGCCATGATTTAAAAGCGTTTGGTGATACTACCGCTAAGTATGTATTTTGGGATGCTTCAGCAAATACTTTTTACGTAGATGGAACTCTAAATTTAGATGGGACTGCGCTTGCAGCAACAATAGCAGAAATTAACCGGGCGTGCGATGTTAGTGCAAGAATAGTTGATTGTACGGCATCAACATTAGCCGTGACGGTTGCGGATCATGACGGAAAAGTAATTACGCTTAACAGAGCCGCTGGAATTGCAGTGACATTGCCTGCAGCCACCGGAAGCGGAGCGGTATTTAAATTTGTTGTAGGGACTACTTTCACTGGTGCAGCAACGATAAAAGTTACCGGAAACGACATTATGAAAGGCACGGCTATTCTTTTTGCAGACAGTGGAGATACCACATTAGGATATGCCACCGCTTCAGATACCGATACAATTACATTTGCTGCCGATACATCAACCGGTGGCATTGCCGGAGCAAGCGTTGAACTAATTGATATTGCTTCCGATACTTGGTTTGTAAAAATTGTTTCTGATGCTTCCGGTACAGAAGCTACGCCATTTTCCGCAACAGTATCTTAATTTCGTCGGGGCCTTTAATGGGCCCCTTTACTATGCAAATAACCTGTGTGTATTTAGGAGGTGTTAAATAAATGAATTACATAACAGACGAATCCGGTGTAGCTATTAAATCTAGCAATCCATTCCCAGTAGCACAAACAGGATATCCGGCGTTTGATCCATTACATGTCACTATAAGCGTTGGGACTTCTGCTACCGCTGTATTATCGGCAGATGAAGATCGTACCTATGCACTTTTTCAGAACGATTCTGATTCGACAATATATATGAATATTGCTGGAGCTGACGCAGTTTTGCACGAAGGAATAATATTGAACGCAGCCGGAGGATTTTATGAAATGATCCTTTCTGCTGGAAATGTATCTATTAAAGCTATATCTGCCATATCAAGCGGAGCAAGTAAAAATTTGCTTGTAACGTATTCATAATCAATTCATCGTCGTCTAGGGTTAGGCTGTACACCTAAACCCGAAAAGCCGTACCTGGGGCCTGACGACGATTATACAGGTACAGCCTTGCAGGTGAGGACTTACTTTTGCGAGGTGTTGGATATGCCAGCAGGATACGGTAAGCCAATTGATATCAGCAATCTATCAATTAATGCTATTCCCTATAGGGACGAAAACGGAAACTTTGTTGATTCTGGTTTCTATTTAGAAAACGGTATTTTAATTGCTAAAAAAGACTTGGAAATACCACCTAATACGCTTCATTTAGGAGCAAATATATCAATTCACGAAAATGGCGGTTTTGTTGAAATACACACAGAAACGCTAAACAAAAATTATATTTTGCCAATGGGTGAAAACGCTGATAATGGAAGTTTAATACCTTTTTACTACAAACGAGATGCGATAGACACCAGGGCTATATTCCAAAGCGATTATTCAGAAACCATGTCAAACGTTACAACGTTAAGCATTCCCGCTGTTGCTGATTATGAAGTATCTCGAATATACGGAAAATTCGTGGATGAAGTTACCAACTTTAAGATGAAACTTGAAGTAAACGGCAATGATGTTGCTTATTATCCGTCAAAAAATGCCTGGGAAGACAATACTGTGGATGGTTACGACATGTCTTCCGGTGAATCATATTTTGACATGGACCCGCATTTTAGTTTTCTTACGTCGTATGCAATAACTGCTTACGTTAAGGCCGACCAGGAAATAAACATGCTGGGAAACGGCGTATTACCATGGTTAGCAATAGACAAAAAAGATATGACAAAACAATATATCGTCATGGATGTAACAGAAACAGAAACGTTTCTCAATAATGCCAATAAATCTTTAGTTATTGGAGCAGACACTGTTTGCAATGCAACAATAATTTACTATTTGAGTGATACGACCACGTACGAAGGCGGCGTGATCGTTCTGGTAAGCGATGGAACAACCGCCGAAATTGATGTTGAAAGGATAGGGGAGTTAGACGTAATCATTGACGACATAGATTTTAGCACTTCAATTGCAGATTCAAATTTATGTTTAGATATTGCCGCTACGGGTGACGGTTCAAAAACTGTCACATTCAAATACAAGATTAACACTATTGAGTAATTTCTAACCTGGGTGTTTTAATCTTGAATAGCGCGCGATATTTAAGGTTTTAACATAAATAAAAACAAAAGGAAGTGATATTTGTGTCAAAAAGATATGGTTTGACAGGCCTTAATGGAACCGTTGAGCTTTCCAAAGGTGGAGCAAAGGTTAAAAACAGCAGTGGAGTTATTGAGGCCAGAAATAGCGCTGATGATGCGTATGCCATTGTCAGAGGCGCTACAGCATCAGGAGATAATGATCTAATTACAAAGGCTCAATTCGATGCTGCCATAGGCGGCCAAGTGATGTACGTAAGTCAGGCAATTACCTTTGAAACATCGGGAACTTTTAACATCGGATCTGCGGTTGCAACAGCCAAAAGGATCCTGAGTGTGCGGGTAATTGTAGATACTCTTTTTAATGGAACTACCCCTACGCTGGAAATTGGTATTACCGGAACTACGGATTTGCTTATGGCAACGACTGACAATAATTTGAAGTTGTCTGATTCCTATGCTAAAGACCCGGTATATGTAACATCAGGAAGTACTCAGTTTATTGGAACCTATGTTGCTGATTCATCATCGGCCGGTGCTGGCATCATCGTAATCGAATACGTGTAAAGTCATAACTAAGCAGCAGGGGTATTTATTGCCCCTGCTTGTTTTTTAAACAAGGAGGGGTGAAATGAATACAAGAACAATTGCCAATACTCGCATGATTGGAAATTTACGCACAATTGGCCCTAGCCATATTGTTTTTACCGGCGAGGAAGTTCTTGACCCTGATTATGAATTGCCGCTTGATAAAGAATATACTGCACAATCAACGGTTGAGGAATTTTTCTCTGACCTATTCGGTATAACCGGAACATATGCTGATTATTTGAGAATTGTGGAGGTTAGAATCATATGAGTAAATTAGATGATTGGTTCTCAGGAATTATAAAAGGATGGATGGTATCTACCGGTTCCGCTGCTCATGATGCTGCAGCCAATGGAAACCCGGTGCAAGCTGGTGGCGTTTACCGCGCTACCGACCCAACATTATCAGACGGAGATGCAGGAAGCATTAGATTGAATTCAAAGGGTGAAGTTATTACGCAAGTGTCTGGAAGTAATACGCGACATCTTTCAACCGCAACAATAACAATTGGGACAGGTGCGGCGCATTCTGCAGGTGATGTTGTATCAACCGACGCAGGGGCAATCCTTACCTTTGCCACAGGACTACCGGCAGGATCAAGCGGGATCATCTTAGATTCTATTGTTAAATTGGCGCAAAACGCAGTATTTAGCGGTGGTGCAGGCTACACTTTATATTTATTTAATGCCTTGCCGACCGTTCAGGCAACAAACGCCGCTTTCGACCTTGTGGATGCAGACCTTGCCGCATATATCGGTAAAATTACCATAAGTACATTACAAGACTTGGGTAGCAACTGCGCTGTTACTAATGTCGGACATAACCTCAGTTTTAACTTAGCGGAGGCTGATACTAATATATATGGTAAGGCTGTCTGTAATGGTGGAGAAACTACAGTGTCTGGCAAAGTTCTTTCATTCGGTCTAGGCATAGCGGCTATATAGGGGGTGTTTATATGACCCCGATAATAAATCAAGTGTTGCGGAAAAAACAGAAATTTAATTCAATAGTCGATTCATTCAACAGGGCAAACAGTAATACAACTCTAGGACATACTGATACAGGACAACCGTGGGAAACATTAGGCGAGGTAATTATGGGTATTAATAGTAATTTAGCATATACTGTTTCAAGTAATGGAGATACTGAAGCACTCGTTGAATCCGGTATTTCAGATTTTACTTTACAAGTTACGTTTGCCGCCAATCCTGTTGTTGCTTTATGTGTGTTTAGAGCTAAAGACCATCAAAACTTATGGAAGATTAACGCTAATAAAAGCATTAATAAATACAGGTTGATTAAACTTGATAATGGAGTATCTAGCGTTGCGGCAACTGGCTCTATTGCGATAAATAATGGCGATGTGGTGAAAGTTGTTTGTAATGGATCTGTTATAAAGGTTTATATCAACGACATACTAGATATAACTTATACAGATTCATTTAATCAAAATGAAACCAAACACGGTTTAGGCGCATTCACTACGGCAACGGATACTCGGTGGGACAATTTTAGTTTGGTGGTGATATGATGTATTATTTAGTACCAATTATAGGTGACGGGATTTCGGAAAATCCATATCGCCCTAAGATTGATGACTACCAATGCGCATGGGCAGCAAAAACGTCAAGTAAGCAAGGTTTTTTTATAGTAGCCATAAAAGCCGAACCAGACGTTATGGAGCAGATTTTGACGGATGCAGACATACAACTATATACTCCACAACCAAATGATATACTACCGATGGTAGTTTAAGCAGTAGTCGGAGTAATTAATGTTAAAAAATAAAGAAGGAATAAACCTCTTTGTGCGAGAATAAATAATTTATGAGACATAAGGAGGTTATATGGATAATTTAGAAGAAAAGTGGGTAGATGTTGCCAAAGGGATGGGTATTTTACTTGTTGTTTTGGGGCATGTGATCGGGTTGCCATTACCAATTAGAAAATATATCTACTCTTTCCATATGCCTCTGTTCTTTTTTATTTCGGGTTATCTCTATAATGCAAACAAATATAAATTAGTTGCCCTAAATGATTATATTAAGAATAGGTGGACGAGGTTAATTAATCCATATTTAGCTATGGCGCTTACTTGTTATTGTCTATTTGTTATCGTGCCATTTTTAAAAAACCATATTATTGATATATCTTCTTACGCTAAACCACTGATTGGTATTGTGTATTCTAGGGGAAGCGCGGAATGGATGCCTAATTGTTCTCCATTATGGTTCTTAACGTGTTTATTCTTAACTCAGATTATTTTCTTTATAATATGCAAAAATAGCACTAATCTTAAAATATTTATTTGTTGTGTCCTATGCACTGTGGTTGGATTTCTAATTTACGTGTCAATTTCTTTTAAGTTGCCTTGGAATTTTGACACGGCATTAATAGCGGTATTCTTATATAGTTTAGGGTATTTTGCACGTACTTATAACGCACTCGATATTGTTAAAAAAAATGCTGTTAAGATCATCCCGTTAATGTTAGTTATTGGAATTATAACATCACATCTAAACGGGACAGTGGATATGGATAGCAATATGTATGGCAATATCTTCCTGTTTTATACGGGGGCAATTAGTAGCATCGTGGTGGTAATATACACGGCTGGAATTTTTTCCAAATTAAACATTTTAAGTTTCTGGGGAAAAAACACAATGCCAGTAATAGGTTTTAATTATGCAGTTATTACCTTAACCGCATACACCGGAGAGTATGCTTGGTATATTAGTTTTTTCATAAATTTAATAATTATTTGGATAATGATTTTGTTTATGGGTAGGGTTAATATTTTACACAAATTATTTTATGGATATGATTTTAAAAAAGAGAAAAAGGCAACTTAAATATTCAACTATCGGAAGTGCGATAGTAGAACAACAGCCGGTCAGAAATGGCCGGTTATTTTTATGGAAAGAAGGTGATAAATTGTCCTTCACAATACTAGAAGCGAAGCAATTAGCTGAAAGCTGGTTTACAAATCTATTTATTGACGAGGTAAATTCTCTTGTATGGGGAAATGAGTTTATCCGTCATTCAGTAGACAGCAAATCATGGCCGGAAGCAACTAAATATTACCCAAGGACAAAATCTCCTGATGAAGAGCCAACCGTTGCAGCAAGCGGTTCTGGGTCTATAACTGGCGATTACTACGTCATGGTTACATTTGTTGATGAAAACGAAGCAGAAGGAAATCCATGCGGTGGCTCTACAGTAATAACGGCTAGCAGCGACGCTCAATTTGATTGGTCAGATATTCCAACGTTGACTGGATATGATCGTAAATTGTACCGTACCAAGGCAGATGACGACTCAATATATTATTACGTTGCCACAATTGCCGACGACACAACAACAACTTATACCGATACCGTAACAGATTCTAACCTGACAATTCCAATGTTTGTGCAGGCAAGATACGATTTGCCAACCGGATTTTATCGTCTGATAAGCGTTCAAAATCTTAGCAAAATACCTTACTACGATTATTCAATTGGAAACGGGAAAATAAGCTTCCCGACAGATGACGATTACGTTATGACTTACGTTCCGTACCCAACAGCCTTAACCGCAATTACCGGTACAGGGCAAAACGTACCGCTGCACGATGATTTTAAATATCCGCTGGCTGAGTTTTTGGTGTACAAACATTTTAACCCTACTAACAAAGACTTGGCGGCAGAGTATGAAAAACGTTATGTCATGAATTTAAGAGGAATTTATGGAGAAATGGACGTTAACAGTTCAACAACATTTAAGCCGAGAATGAGGTGGTCATAAATGCTGGTATCAGAAATAATTTCATTGGCAGATGATCAATGCGAAGGATCATACACTGTTGATCAATGGCTTGCGCTATTTAACTGGTGCCAGGATGATCTTACGCCAGTAGCTAAAATTTTAACACCAGTAAGCGGTATTTCTGTAACAGTAACTTCAACTAAAACCAGTATAACGATTGCCAATAATGCCGACTTAGCAACTGCCCATGAAATAGTTAACGTTTACTATACGCCCGCATCTGGTACAGAAGTTTTCATGCGCCGCATTGATCAGCGTGATAATTACAGCAAAGGCTGGAAGCTCGATGCTACCAAGCTATATTTGCAGGGCCTTGGAACCGAAGCAACCGGAAGCGTTAGGGTCGATTACTATAAAAAACTTACTCATGTTACTTATGACGCGGGAACCGAGGTTTATACACCAACTACGCCCGAAATACCAAGCGAATATCATGGCTTGTACGTTTCTTATCTTTGCGGTAAGTCTCAGCAGCGCGAAGAAGAGAACGAGGATATGTCAATATTCATGGCCGAATACAACAAGGCCAAAGCAGACTTTGAACTGGACCGTGTAAAACAAATGGAACCCTGGAGATATCAAGAATATTTAGCAATTAAACAAGCGCAAGCGCAACAAGGCGGTGGGTAAATATGACTTCGCAATGGCTGCCAAAAAGAATAAGCGATTTCTCTCGCGGCTATATAGATAAAGTTGATGCCAATGAACTTCCAGATGGAGCCTTAAGAGATTGCCGCAACGTTATATCAAGAACAATTGGCAGAATATCCAGCAGAAACGGTCAAGCAAAACTGAATAGCACAGAAATAGCAAGCGCTAGCATACAAGGTCTAGCGCCTTATTATTTGTCTGGGACAAAATATCTGCTGGTAGCTTGCAATGGAGCTGTTTATTATTGTAACCCTCCGTCTGGAACAATGACGCAAATTAAAACCGGATTGGATGCGTCCGCGCTGGTTAAATTTGTTACCGTATCAATTGACGGGGAGAATCAAATTGTCGGTTTTAATGGAGTCAATACGCCGTTCAAATGGAATGGTACAACGGTTGCGGATATGTACGATTATCGAACCATAACCAGGGGTGAAACATCAACCAGCGACAACACAGTATATACGGTACTTGTTAACGGAACAGCAATAACCTATCCTCTCCGATCGGGAAGCACGCATATTTCAGTTTGGTCTCTTGTCGCAGATATGCAAGGCACATCGGAAGGAACAGAAACGCTTATAAACGCAGAAGATTACACGGTTAATGCCAGCGCTGGGACCATTACATTTGACACAAGCAGGGTGCAAACTGTAGATGACATAGAAAGCGAAGATGCAAAAACGGTCGGTTTTCCGTTAAACGGTTACTTCATTTCTGTACACCCATTTTTAACTGGTTGCACTGTAACAATGTATGACCGTTACGGAAATACCGTTAGAACATTTACTGACGACACAGAAAGCGACGGATACTATGCTACGTATGCAGAAGCAAAAATAAACTGCCCAACAACCGGGATTAATTTTGCGGTTACCGATGAAGAAATGACTACTGAAGACCATCTTGTATATAATGCGCATTATCCATTTAAATCAAGCATAACGCCCGTTGTAAAGGACAAAGACAATAATACTTTGTCGCCAGCAAGTATTGACTATGAAAATGGCACAGTAACATTTTCGTCCGTTCAAACGTCGGTAGAACCGCTTGCAATTGCGTATACAGCCAACGCAACGCCGCTTGAATTGATGCCGGTTACTACCACGTATCAATGGGTAGATAAAATATATGTTGATTGCCAGTATGCTATAAGTACCTTGTCTGCGCAATACAGATATCCTGTAACGCACAAAGGGCACATATTTGCATTTGGCAACGATGAACGTATTTATTTTTCAGATATTATTGAAACCGGTTCTGAATACGAATCATGGCCACCGATTAATAATTGGCCGATTAATCTTGGCAAAGGCGAAAGTGACGGGTGTATGGTATCGATGCAAAACGAACTTTATATTTTTAGAAGCAGATCAATACATCGCCTCAGGGGAACTACAATAGACGACATTAATGTTATAGAGGTTGTTGCAGGGATAGGATGCTCCGGCCCAAACGCTGCCGCTATGGATGAATCAGGGGACCTTATTTATTTTATATCTGAACAAGGACTGTATTCATTTAACGGAATATCAGCAACTAATATTTCAAGAAATATGATTCCTACGCTATGGGAAGGCGTTAACGTACCGGCATTAAGTCAGGCTGCAGTCAAAGTATGGCACGGTTTAGTGTTGTTTTCTTTACCAACGCAAGGAAGCGATACAAACAATTTTGTACTGGCATATGATCCTGCAATTCCTGCGTTTTGGCCGTGGGACGCGATGTATGTTACGGAATGGACAGAAATTACAACTGCAACCGGAACAAAATTATATTCTGGCAATACGACGGAAGGATACGTGCTAGAACAAGATACCGGGACCAGTGACGCAGGAACTAATATTGCGGCATATTTTCAATTGCCGACAATTGACATGGGCGATGCATCAATACTTAAAAAAGCTCGTGACATTTACGTTGAGCATGGAGATGAATCTGTTACCTGGGCTGCCGTTTTTGTTTCTAAAGATTATGCCTCAGCTATTGAGGTTGACGCTGTAAATGCCAGCGGTGTTGTCAGAAAATATGCTCTTAAACCAGACATAACCGGAAAATGGAGATCCCTTGACATTAAGTTGTCTCATTCTCAGGCTGGTAAATTTGATGTTAGGTCCGTAAGTATCCCGTATAAGATTGACAGTAAACCAAAAGTAAAGGGGGCTATATCGTGAGCACTGTTGTTATTAAGGAAATGGAACTTCCAAATGAAATACGAACTATTAATGAAAAAACTCCCCTGCTTTTGGGCCAAAATTTTGACGCTATTATTGCCAAATTAAACGAAATATCAAATTACATCAATAACAACGTTGCTGCAATTGTTGAAAGCAGCGGGGAACAAATATCTGATGCAATAACGTATGGCACCGAAGAACCGGTTTAGGTGGTGGAAACATGGCCTTTATACACCATGACAACTGTTCGTCAATTGATAACTGGACCCCTAACAGTGCATCGGAAGTATTAAGCGGTAGCGGTTCAATTCATTTCCATAAAATTGATTTATCCGGCGTAGCTCCTGGGGGAAGTTTTGCAATGTTTCCCGGTAAAACATATGCCATAAAAACAGATCATGATTTCTATGCTAAATACGAAATGCATTTTGCTATACCTTCGCCGGGACGTATCGAGGACCTTGATTTTTCAATAACATTTGCTCAGCTTGCCGGAACTGGATCAATACATTTAGTGTTATTAGCAAAAAGAACCAGCACTCCCGGAGATTATACTGGAAAAGTACAAATAAACAGCTTTGGCACAATAATTAGCGGAGGATATACGATTGATCTAACTATCCCAGCAATATTTGAGTTACAAAGCAGAATAAGCGGTAGTAACAAATATATAGATTTAACTTATAACGGTTCTTTAAAACAATCATATAACGCCAATACGGTTGAAAATATTTTGCTTCAAGTTCCGGTTGTTGCCGATCAATCAGACAATACCGGCGATATAGTTTATTACATCGACGACGTTTATTTTGAATGGAGTCCAATACCGGCGACCTTAGTAGAGCTTAGTGAGCACAATATAACTTTAGTCAAATACCAGTCGCAAAATTTAGATGTAACTATTGAGCCAACGGGATATTTTGGAACAACTGAAATTATATCTAGTAATTCAGACGTTGCAACCGGGCTTGTTTATGCAGCTGGCGTAGGAGAAGCGGACATTACATTTCAAGTAACAACAATAGACCCTGACACCGGAGATGACGTAATTTTGTCAGATGTATGCCACGTTACGGTTCTAACTAATATTCTGCCAACACCAGCCAAGCCAACATGGAATAGTACGACATTGCATTGGGAACAAGTAACAAATGCCAGCGGATATACAATAAAATTATACGTTCAAAGCGACCAATATACCGGATTGGAAACCACAATATACAGTATTCCTGCTGGATCAAGTTCATATGATGCATCAGAAGAAGTAGCAAACATATATACCAGCGGATTAACCAACGTATATGTAACAGCAACAATAATCGCTGAGGGTGATTACGATCCTTATTATCCATCTGATGAATCTATAGCTTCTGATGTTTGTATACCCCCAATTCTTGATACTCCCAATAAGCCAAATTGGGTAAACACTAAAATAGTTTGGAATATAATTTCTCATGCGAGTAGTTATACGGCTAATTTGTATGCAGAAAGTGATGAATATACCGGATATCTTTATAATATTTCTGGGATATCAGCAAATTATTATGATTTGTCCAGCGACATAGATAGTTTATTTGCATCGTTAACAAATTTGTTGTTGACTGCCAAAGTTATAGCCATTGGTGATTATGACCCGTATTATACATCAAATGCGTCTGAATCATCAGATTCCTATGTTCCGCCTACACTTGACCAAGTAACCCAACCGGCTTGGGTAAACAAAGTTATAACTTGGAAAGATGTTGCAAATGCCACTGCGTATAAAGTAAGGCTATACAATGCCAGTGCAGAAGTTCTTGACACGCAAATTGTAGCGTCAGGAGTTCAACGATATGATTTTACTGACGAAATAGAAAACTACTTGCCTGCTGGCACATATACGGCAACAGTTCAAGCGTTAGCTGAGGGGGTATAATATGGCTGTTTATTTAGACGGAACAGAGTCAATTTTATCTCCATCGCTGGTAACGCATGAGTACACACTTACTATGTCATTAACTCCAGGAGCTGGCGGAATCATAATACCAACAGCGGGAGAACATGCCTATATTGAGGGAAAAGTTGTTTTGCTGGTAGCTGCTCCTGAAACTGGCTATAAATTTGTTAGATGGGACGGCGACGCGGTAGAAGATACAGATTCCATGACAACGCAGATAACAATGGACAGTGACAAAACGGTTGAAGCTGTTTTCTTTGCGCAAGTAACGCTCACGTTGGTGGCAAGTGGGGGAGGCACAACAGTCCCGGCTCCAGCCGGATCAATAATTTACAAAAAAGATGAAGTTGCTACAATAAAAGCAGTCGCTAATGACGGTTATGAATTAAACGCATGGGGCGGCGATGCTTCGGCAGAAACAGAAGACACAATATATATAACAATGGATGCTGATAAAATTGTTACTGTTAGCTTTAAACAGACAACCGAAACAACATCTACAGACAAATATCTATATTTTAACAACAGCAAAAACAAGGCTTACTGGTATGTAAACGGTAAGCCTGTATTTTTCGCAACCGCAAAACACGGAAACTTAAACGATCTTGATAAAGATCAACATGAACAATATTTAAATACTACAAGACACGATGTAACGGAACGTCATACATTGGGTACGATTGTTCCGCAAGATGATTCAAAGCTGGACAAAAATATTGGTGATTCTTTGCCAACGGCCAGCGCCGCTTATCGAGGTCAATTTTACACGCTTAGAGGATCTCCAGATACATTACACTGGTGCAGGTCAACAGATGGCGGTACGACTTTTGAATGGAAAACCGTAACACTTTCTTAATTTTGATGGGAGGTATATAAAGTGACATACACCTATAGTTTTCGGAGCGATTTAAGCCAAGTGCCGGGATATCAACGGGAAAGTACAGCAAGTTTACTTGCAAGGGCAAAAGCTGCAGCTGACCTTGCAGCAGATCCGCAAAAACAGCAAGCTCAGCGATTGGCGACGCAAAACGAAAGGGATTACTATAATAACCTTCAAAAAATGAAAGCTTCAAATGTAGGCACAAATGCAGCATTAAACTACGGAAATCAGCAAGCCAAGAAAACCGCTGCTGCAAGAGCAATAAATTCAGGGGCAATAGGTTCATCCGGGCTGCAGGATTATCTTAACAACGAAGCTGATATTGCTACGCAGGCACAAAGACTAAACATAGCAGCAACGCAATCTGCAAATGCTAATGCTGCTAACACAGATTATCAAGGGCGAGTAAACGACATGAATACTTTGCTGTCTGACATTGAAACGAATCGAGGCAAAACGGCTAGCAGTTTATATCAGGATTACGAAGCGGCGCAAGATGCGGCGCAACAGTCCTGGAACCAAAACGCTCTTAACGTTGCTCTTGGCATAGGTTCAGGAGAATTAAACGCTGCTGATTTAGCGCAAAGAAAAGCTAATGAGGCAGCACAGGTTGCCAGTCAATTGTATGTTGCGGAATTGCCATATAACGCGCTTACTCAATACCAAAAGGGCCAGCTTGACCTTGATACTACAATTGCTATGGGAAAAACTACTGGAAGCAAAAGCAATTCTGGCGGAAGCAGTAGAAGTTCTTCGGGCACAAATTACACCGGAAATAACGGGGTATAT